CTCACCAATCGTTCTTGTGAACGCACCTTCTCCAACCGCACCTGCCTTGAAGCCTTGGAAGAAACTACCGCCCTCACCAGCAGCGGACATACCGCCGCTAATACCGTTCATTACACCTGCTGTGAGTCCACTCAAAGCTGCTGACTTCAACGCGTCTTTCAAGTTACCGCCGTTAATCAGTGTTGCGATGCCTGATCCGGCAGCCGCGCCCAAAGGTCCGAGGAAAGCAGCACCTACGATCGGTAATACAACCGTGACGGCTTTCTTTACGAACTTTTTGAGCCCCTTGAACAGCTTTTTCAAGAAGAATTCTGGTTGCCCGGTGACCGGGTTCAAAGAGTTTAGCTCGTTACCTACCACATAACGCTCGGGCTCGATGCCCATGTCACGCATTTGTGCAAAGATACGCTCTTTAAGAATCGGGTTTTTGCGGAAAACCTCCATTGGAATGACGGTTTCGCCTTCCGCAGCGTGAATCATGTATTCGTCTTCGTGACGACCAAAGGTTGCTAGTTGATCCGCTACGCGTTTGACCGACGCAATACCGGCTTGAGGTATGTCATCGTCGTCATCCGTGGCCCAAGAGCCCTCGGTCGCGGTCAAAAAGGTAGCTATGCCACCGGCAGGAACCTCTATCGGTTCGATATCTTCAAATTCGTCGTATTGAAATGCTGGTTGTCCCATATCGTGATCGTACGCTTATGTGATATCTACAACAACAGAACCGTTCGTGCTGACCGATACGTTTCCGATGCTACCTGTTGCGCTTAACCCCGATGTAGACGGAGAAGATATGTCCTGCCAGACGTTACCAGTATAAACCTGTAAGACGCCCTCAGTAACATTCCAGATTATATCCCCCGCCCGAAACTGCAGTTCATCTCTTCTGCCCGCAGTAAACTGTGGCGTGGAGTCCGGATCAAAAGAGTCTAAACTGATCTCTAATAAACGTACAGCCTTGTTGTACGTGCTAGTCGGCACGGATTCGCCGACAGAAAAGGGTAAGCGCCCTTGTAAAAGCTTGCTCATCGTCGCCCGTTTGACTGCAGATCGAGGCGGGTGCCACCCAAACGGAAGCCCAAGCCTACGCGGTTTGACAAATCCGCATCGTCATCCGACTCAAAACGCAGTGCTAACTGTCTTGCGCGTGCCCGCATATCCACCTTTGTGGTCGTGGCAGTGAAGCTAGACGTCTGGTCCGTGGTCAGTGTGTCGCCGGGGAAGTTTCTTGCCTTGACGACCACGTTCATTTGCTGATCAGAGCCCCCAGTGCCGGTAAATTTGACGTCTGGGATCATACGTTTGATAAATTGAAACTCTTCACCGTCGCCAAGATCGAAGTCCGCTGACTCGATAAAGACGCCGCTCATGGGGCTACCATCGTCGTCGTTACCGGTTTCATGTTGGAACAAGCAGTTGTTTGAGTCACTGTTCACGCCTGCGGCTCTTGGGAACGCTACGATCCCCTCGTCCAGCCATGCGGTGCGGGACAAGTTGCCAATCGACCAAAGGTTTTCAACGTAGTTGTACACCACATAGCGGTCTATTGTGTTGCTGTCTGCAGAGCAATAAAACCAACCAACCTCGTTGAATTGCTTGTTCAAAAAGCCGAAGAACTGGAATGCTTGACCCTCATTGAAATCATCAAACACGTACGAATGAACGCTACAGGGCACCGGAGCAACAGAGCCGTTGTAAAGATAAAAGCCTTTCTTGTCCATCCAGAAAATGCCGTTTGGCGCGTTTACCGCAGCATTCGGGCCTATCAGGCTGATACCTTCGTTGATTAGGTTCAAACCAAAAGTCAGGGGTGCGCCTATGAACTGAAGGCTGTATAAAGCGACATCCGTCCAGATCAAGGTCTCCTGACGGGCACGTAGGCCGCCAATGATTTCTGAACCGGCAGAGCACCGCAGAGATCCTGCCGTATTTGTAGCTTTTGGCTCCCACTCTGCAATGTTTTCTTGGTCAGAAAAGGCAATGAGAAGCGGATCTATCGAACCACTGCGGCTGCCACCACTGATCGGATCGGCTCCTAGCACAATTGCGTGTCGGTCAACGTCTGAAACCAACACCTGTAATCCTTTCGTAGGGGCGAGGTTAGCGCCTGCCAAAGAAGTTAAAGGAACCGCACGGGTGTTCAAGCCGTTTGTCTTGTCCCAGTAGTAAATGCTGCCCGCTCGAGGATTAGACACAAGGTCCTCACCGAAGTTGTCCATAGACCACAGGCGTAGCTGGTTTGCGTCACCCAAAGACGTGGTTGATCCCCACGTACCAGACCCCCACGTACCAACACCCCAACCGGTGCCGTCAACAAACACGTCCAGACCAGAGTTAATTTGGTAAGTCCCCACAACACTACCGCCGCCGTTGCCGGTGTCACTGCTGTTTGCGGTGACCTCTGCATCGCTCGTGTCTTTAGCAACGATTGTGAAAGTGTTGGCTGTTGGGACGGTGACGACTTGGTATTCTTGGTTCAGAACATCCGCCGTGACATTGCCGCCTAAACTAGATGCCCCAGAAAACGTGACAAAATCTCCGTTAACAGCACCGTGCCCGGCGTCTGTGACAGTGATCGTGCTAGACCCGTTGGTGGCAGCGAACGTAACGTCGCCCGCACTGGTGGTTTCGCGTATGGGAGTTATGTCGTTGTAACTTGCACCCTCTTGGATGTACAGCTTGAACCGTGTGCCGAGGCCCAAGAGCTTTGTACCGTCAAGATCGACCCACCCGTGGAGTTTACGACCGGTGCCCTCGTACGAGGCTTGTATGTACTTTTGCCAACCGCCTATCTTCTCGGGCAAGCCCTTCCGGAAACGCACCAAATTACCGTCAAACCAGCCGCCCTCTGCGGTGTAATCAGTGCCTTCTTTGTTGATTCCGGGGTTGAAGATAAACTTTTGCAGCGGCATTACTGATAATCTCCTGTGCGGATTATTTCAGTCACCTCTAATGCACGATTACCCACCTGAGTAGCCCACCGGCTGTCCATAAACTCGTCGGCTGCAATATCAAACTGCTCTCGTGACATCGCTTCTAAGGCTTTTACAAACCCACGCAAGCGTGTCAGACCAAGATTGAAACAGATATCAATCATGGCATCTTTTCGCGCCTCGTTGAGGGCCGCAAACCAGTAGTAGGTGTCATCAAGTTCTTCTCGCACTCGCCGGATGTCGTTAGCCAATAAATACTCGATTTCTTCTTCAGACAGTCCTAAACCGCCGTTTTCGTCGATATTGCGCCCGACACCCACAGTGATCATGTTTTCTGAGCATTTGTACGCATGGCTACGAACGCCTTCGTGACGCTTCAACATTCCTATTAGCTCAATACCCATTACTTCTCCCTGCTCACGCCTTGGACCTTCTCGTAGGATCGCATCGCGCCAAGACCTAGCATGCCCATCATAACGGGAACAAGCAGAGTGGTATCGATTTCTGGCACGTCGACCCAGATGCCCAGTATATTGGAAAGGATGGTGTTGTAAAAAAGACCTAGCGCACATACCCAACCGATGCAAGGTCGCCACCCTGCTACGAACAAAGACTTTGATGCCGCCTCGACCTTGTTAACCTCTAACTGCCCCTTGGCAAGCTCTTGAGCATGACGCTCTGCCATAGTCGCAATCTCATGCGCCAAAGCATTCTTCTGATCTTTGTCCTCAATGACTTTGTCTAATAGCTGAGTGGCGGGGCCTATAAGTGATCCAAGTATGCTCATCGTTTTGCCATATACGCTGTAGCGCCAAAGTATAGCCCTACAATAGATGCTTGACTAAGGAACAACATGTCACTTAAAGAAGCCAGAGTGGACAAACGAGACTCCGGGATAAATGGCATGAGTGGTAAAAGAGCGTAAACCACCATACTAGAAAGACTAACCCAAGCCATTCTTCGTTGACTATCTGCTTTCTCTTCGCGCAGTTCGATCTCAACGAGCTCTTGATTTCGCGCCAATTCTTCATCGCTCACGACCCCATCTCCATCAAGGTCGTACTGAGCATACCGCGATTTCGGCTCTAATTTCTTAGGACTCATCAGTCATCATCCTTAGTAACTGGGTCACGAAACAGTATCTTGGTGCCTGCTTCTGAGGTGGGTATCTCTCTCACACGGCAGTAAGTCTTGAAGTAGCTGTTGTTACTGAGTAGCTCGTTTATCTTGCCTACAGACTGTGCGTTAAGCGCCTTGGAGTACTCTAGGCACGAAGTCAGTTCTCTGAAGTACAACTCTTCGCCCGTGGGTTGCCCACGCTCAAGAACAATTAACACAAAAATCATCATGGTCATGCGCGAATGTCCAATGAAAACTGATCTTCAACCTTTACAATAGTAGAAAGAACTTGACCATTTTTATAGTAGTAATAAGTCTCACTATACTCGGTTGTCGCTTCTACTTTGTCGGTTCGAGTGCGGCTGATCTGATCTAAACGGAGTAGCCTGTGTATCTTGTCTTTGACCACCACCTCGGATGGTGCGTTGACGCTGTTCGGAAATACTGGTGGGACATCCATCACAGCCTCCGCTTCTGCTGAACAGCCTGCACTTTGACAGACTTGGGCTTCACTAAGTCCCAAGTGAGCAGTTCTACATCAAGCTGATGTGCTGTGCCTAAAACACGCGGCATCGTGTTCTGAATGTAGATCTGAGCGCCATACCCGCACTGACGGTGGTTGTATCGTAACCATGCCAGCGCAAGGCAATGACGGTATGCGGGAGGATCGACTAGCTCTAACATTCGCCACTCCCGTAAATCGCAAAACAGATTCGGGTTGGCGGGGTCGTACTCTAGTTCTGATTCTTCAGCATTATTTCGATCAGTTGTTGGAGCTTCGCGTCGGACGCTTTCGCTGTCTCGCTCTGTTCCGCCAATGAATCTACGATAGCCTCTATCTTGGTCGCATTGACTGCTGCGAGTTTTCCCGTGGCTTGGGCCTCTTGCACGGTCTTCTCAACAACAGCTTCAATACGAGCTACTTCGTCCTGTGTAGCCTGTGCTTGCGCCTGACTAGCACCCCATACAACGGCACCCGAAAGTACAGCTAGAAATGCTGGCAAGGCCCATGTTGGGACTCGGATTCCTTCATCTGACATATCAACCTCCTAAAAACTGTGGCACCAAGATGCTCACTACAATCAAACCAATGATCCACCATAGCCTATTGGATACAGTGTCCATCTTCGCTTCAAGCTCATCAAACCGCCTAGACCCACTTGCAAGGCGTTCCTCAATACGCAGGTAACGCTGCTCACATACTTGCTCGTGAGTAGAGATCTGGTTCAACGCCTTATCACCTTTATCCAAGCCCCATTCCTCTGCCATCGCTAGATAGCACATAGTTATTCTTTGGCTTTACCCACATTAAGTGCTAGGGCTTCAATTATGGGGTAGATATACTTCGCCATAAACGCATCATCCTTGGGAGTGGGCGTGGCGGCACAGATCGCGCTTGCGACAACTGAAAGTGTAGTCAGTGTGGTTACAATTTCCATCAAACTCATGCGGCTTTCTCCTCTCTAAAACAGTTCAAGTTGGCCGCTACAGTGCGGCGCTCACCCTCGCCTCGGAACGGGTAGACCATGTGTTGCATCCAGCTTGGGAACATATACAACCTGCCCACCTGTGGGCGTATCACGATGTTCTGCGTCGGCTTCAACCGCTCTTTGTCCCACTGAGAACTTTGGCCGTAGTTAAAGGACAAACACCCATCAGACTCACCAGACGCATTATACAGGCCGTAATCCTCAGATCCGGGCCGTGGCCCTTGTTCTATCTGAGGTGGCACTTTCGTCCAAGTCGTGCAGCTAATACCCATGATGGTTTTGGTGCCATGATCGTGAATAGGGTTGTAGTCCCCTGCATAACTATGCACTGACCACAGATCGTCTATCTCGACGTTGCGGTTGCCATCCAGCATCTGACCAGAACCCTTCATAAAGGCATTAATATATTCAACACCCATAGTCCGCACGAACCCAGAAAAGCCAGCCACAAGCTCGTCATCGCAATCCATTCTAAGCTGTTCTCCCTCGCGGATTTGACCAACGAGAGTATCAGCCGCTGTAATCCGCCCTTCTTGTTCCAAGAGGCCATCAAGATACTCGTTTAACTGAGCAACAAAGCCCTCTGGAATATCCAACTCCATCAAGAACACTGACGGGAGCGGGTGCATCATATAGGAGATTTCGGCCATTACTGAACGACAGCTTCGTCTTCCTCGTCATCCACTGCTTTCACAGAGTCAGAGATCGCTTGAATGTACATCTGCAACAGGGCTTGACGCTCGTTGACTTGGATCTGCAATGCAGACACTTCGCGGCGTAGCTCGTTGACTCGTGCGATATTCGCCTGAGTTTCTACAGCCAAACCCTCAAATGAGTATTCTTCGCCATCAATCGTGACTTTGTTTTCTTCGCTCATGGTAGTCCTTATGCTTTGTATGCTTCAGCAGCAGAGATCGCTGCATCAATGGATGACATATCCTCACTGCCCCAATCGTCCAAGTCTTTCATAAACGACAGGTATCCAGAGCTACGCATAACGCGCTCTTTCTTTTCTTCACCTGTCATGTCGTTACAAAAATCATTGTCATCGTCAAGACAGTTAGTGATTACGCTTACACTGCCCAGCATTGCTGAGTAGTCCTGTGCTTTTTGCTCATCTGAGCGTTCTACTGATTCAGCCATTTTCTATCCTCCTAAGATTCAAGCGCGGTGATTCGCGCAGTGAGTGATTGGATTATTTCGTCTTGCTCTTGGATTGCTTTGACTAACATGGGTATAAACTTTTCATATCTCAAAGCGTATTGTTTACCATCTTCAGACAATGAAACCGTAAGATTCTTTTTATCTGCAATTTTATATCCTGCTGCTTCTTCTAAAGCAGACACCGATTGAGCTTTGAAACCCACATCCATCCAATCCTCTTTGTGAGTTCCGTCTGGTGTTTGTGCGTTTAGATCATAGTCTTCAGCAGATTTATCCCCGTATTTTGAACGCTTATCCCAGTAGTAGGTCACTGGCTCTAAAGCTTTTACGAAGTCTAAACCGAGACTTAAATCTGTAAAGTCTGTCTTATCTCGTTCATCTGAGGCAACAGACAAAGCAACCTGACAGTTGAAAGAACTGATGTTTTCATCGCCAATACCTACGGTATTACTGGCTGTAGTAATTTCACCGCCCGGACTACCAGATCTTAAAGCATCGCCCCCTATTGCAATGTTGTTACTGCCACTGCTTATGTTAAACCCAGCAGCAAATCCAAGAGCGGCGTTGTTGTTACCAGTTGTAATGCTATAAAGAGTCTGTCTGCCCAGAGCGCAATTTAAACCATTGCTATTACCAGAAACACCAAAACCAGATTGGTATCCAACCAAAGTATTACTTGTGCCTGTTACGTTGTAGTAGCCAGCTTGGAACCCCATGATCGTCTGAAAGCCTACTTCAGATCCATGATTCATAAGTGTGGCAGCTTGCGCTCCTACTACAACATTCTGTTGGCTTTGGTCATCTGTAGTTGCTGCTCCGTATCCAATGTAGGTGTTGTTAGTTCCAGTGGTGTTTGCATCGCCAGCAAGACCACCAATGAAAGTATTAAGGATTCCCGTAGTATTTGCTGACCCTGCTCCATATCCAACAGCCGTATTATAAGTATTCGTAGCTGTAGTAAAGTTTTGAGCAAACAATGCAGTACGACCAATAGCTACTGATGTGCTACCTAGCGTATCGCTGCCTAATGCTTCCTCTCCTATTGCTACGTTGTGGTCTGCATCTGTTAGAGCATCACCAGCTAAACCTCCAATGAGAGTGTTGTAGACACCCGTGGTGACACTTCCACCAGCCTGATAACCGACACCGACATTGTAATTATCTGTGCTGGTCGTAAAGTTTTGTGAGGCCAAAGCGACCACACCAACCGCAACTGACCTACCGCCTTTTGTGTCTGCTGACAAAGAAAAAGCGCCAACCGCAGTGTTGTTGTCAGCATCAGTAAGTGCATCCGCTGCTCGCGCACCGAGGATAGTATTCTGAATCCCCGTGGTGACTACCGCACCTGCTTCGTATCCAACAGCGGTGTTGTAAGAATCTGTTTTGGTTGTATGATTTAATGCCCCCAAAGCAGAGTTACCAATCGCAACATTATTGTCTGACTTTGTAGCAAGACCTAGGGCTTGGTAGCCCATTGCTACGTTTTCATCTCCTTCGGTTAGGGCATCCCCCGTTAAATTTCCAATAAGCGTGTTGTACCCGCCTGTAGAGATATTATTTCCGGCATCTTTTCCCATAGCTACGTTAGCAGTACCAGAATTTGACGCGCCACCTAAAGCTCCTGATCCCACTGCTGTATTATCTGCCCCTGTACCAGCGTCAAAAGCAAAAGCCCCTATAGCGGTGTTGTTGCTTACAGTAGTGGATGCTGAACCTGCAAACGTCCCAATATAGGTGTTCAAAGAACCAGAAGTCACAGCATCACCAGCATTAGCTCCCAAAATGCTGTTGCTTTGTCCATTAGTAATATCGTTACCCGCTAGATAACCCACCGCTGTATTAAAACTGTTTGTAGCCGTAGTAAAGTTTTGTGAACCTAAAGCTCCGAATCCAACAGCAGTAGACAGACTCCCTAAAGTATCGTTGCTTAAAGCAGATCCACCTAGTGCTACGTTATAATCTGCATCAGTGAGGGCGTCACCCGCAAAACTACCGTACACAGCATTTTCTAAACCAGTAGTCATATTTGTACCAGCCAAATATCCTACTGCTGTATTAAAACCGTCACCACCAACGTTAAGAGCTTTTAACGCACGGTAGCCAATAGCTACGTTATCTCCATGACCATCTTCAGTAGATAGAGCTTCAAAGCCGATTGCTACGTTATTAGCCCCTGTAGTTAAAGCATCACCTGCTAGGCCACCGATGATAGTATTCTGAATCCCCGTGGTGACTAACTTACCAGCGTCATCACCCACGGCCACGTTGTACATATCAGTAGCTGTGGATGGGTTTTGAGTAGATAACGCAGCCGTTCCTACTGCCACACTGCGACTGCCCACAGTGTTAATGCCTAATGCGTTATAACCTACCCCCACATTTCGGTCAGCATCAGTAATTGCATCCGCTGCTCGCGCACCGATGAGAGTATTTTGAACCCCCGTGGTCATTCCGTAACCTGCTTCAAATCCAACAGCGGTATTGAAAGAATTTGTGGCTGTCGTGAAGTTTTGTGACAGTAACGCACTAACCCCTATAGCTACTGAGGTATCACCTTTTACGTCTGTTGTTAACGCATTGTATCCCAAGGCTACATTAGAAGTTCCAACAGTAAGAGCATCACCACTAAGACCGCCCACTAAGGTGTTCTGGACTCCCGTGGTGACTGATCCACCTGCTTCAAACCCCACGGCAGTATTGTAAACGTCGGTTGCTGTAGCGTTGTTTTGATTTGATAACGCTGACGTTCCTATAGCTGTGCTTCTGCTACCTAGAGTTTCTGTGGTTAATGCGCTTTTTCCTACGGCTACATTGAAGTCAGCATCTGTCAAAGCATCTCCTGCAAGACCACCGATTATGGTGTTAAAAATGCCCGTGGTGACTGATCTAGCAGAGTCGTATCCAACTGCCGTATTAAGAGAATCAGTAGCCGTACCGTAGTTTTGTGCGCCTAATGATCTGAAACCAATCGCAACTGCTTTACTTCCTACTGTGTCGGCAGTTAACGCCACATAACCCAAAGCCACGTTCTGACCGCCAGTTGTAAGTGCATCTGCGGCAAGACCGCCAAGGATGGTGTTTTCAACTCCTGTGGTGATTGATTTACCAGCATCTGTTCCAACGGCGGTGTTGTACGCAAATGTGCTAGTAGTAAAGTTTTGAGTTAATAGTGCGTTTACACCAACAGCTACGTTATACACGCCTAAAGTATCACCACTCAAAGCAGCATAACCCACGGCGGTATTGAGTGAACCTGTTGTAAGAGCATCGCCAGCTAAGCCGCCAATCAGGGTGTTATTGGTTGATGTGGTGACTGCTCTACCCGCTTGCGTACCAACCGCCACATTGTAATTTGCAGCGTCGTTATTTTGGTTGGCTAACGCTTCATAACCTATGGCAGTAGAATATTGACCCGTATCCTCCACTAGCAGGGCTGCATAACCCAAAGCAACATTACCGTCACCCGTAGTAATTGCCGTACCCGCTTCATCGCCCACGACCACGTTGTAGTTGCCGCCAGAGGTGATGCTGTTGCCTGCGTTGACGCCTGCGCGGAAGTTGGAGGTGCCAGAAGTTGATGAGACTAGATCGCCTGAGTAAGTGACAGAGTTGTTAAAACTAGCCGCACCAGCTTCTGACATATCAAGGGTCAGGGCTGTTATTCCAGAGCCACCATCGTCACCTTTGAAAATCATGTCTTGGTCTGCAACGTCTGCTTGAATCACAAAATCACTGGAACTGTTTATGATCCGACCAATAGCTGTCCCGCCACTCAAAAATATCCAATCATTTCCAGCAGCATCTAGTTTAATATCACCAGCAACGTCAATGGTCAGATCGCCAGAGGACAGATCAATCTCTGTGCCGTCAATCGTGATGTTGTCTACGACTACGCCAGCGTTGGCAGTAACTACACCACCAACAGCCAGAGTGCTTGCCATATCAACAGCACCATCAATGTCCACGACATCTAGGTTAGTGGTGCCATCAACATCCAAATCCCCACTTACCGTCAAATCATCAGTAATCGTCAGATCGTCTTCTACGGTAAGGTCTACAACGTTGAGGTGAGCAAACGCATCAACCATAGCGCCGCCACTTCCCGCCCCATCCGAGTAGATGGCCTTCGTCTGACCGTTGGGGACTGTGACAGTCGCGCCACTGCCCTGCTTGATGATGATGTTCTGTGACCCGGAAGTGGCATTTTCTATGAGCCACAGCTTCGAGACGGTGTTCGGGCCAATGGTGATCGTACAGGCAGAATCTAAGGTGCCAGTGTATTTAAGGAAGAGACTCCTACCGGGATCAGTAGAACCGTCAGCAATAGTAGTAGTATGAGTATCAGCGTTCGTCGTGATTGCTTCTGTGCCAAAACTAAATGCCTCTGCAATTAATTCGAGGTTAGTATTCGTACTCGCGCCCCACGTACCTGATTCGTCACCAGTGGCGATCTCTTTGAGCCGTAAATCGTTTACATAAGTTGCCATATTAAGCTACCTCTTCCCATTCTGGGGTTTGACTGTCTGAAACTGCAGACCACCCCGGCGTCTGACTGTCCGTAATACTACTCCAATTTGGGGTTTGGTCATCATCTACAGGACCCCAAACTAAAACCTGTTCTGTAGAGCCCGTAGCTTGGACCCCACTTGGCGTGGCAATCGCTGAACCAATCGCCGTAACCGTTCCCACTGCGCCCGTGCCGCTGACCCCACTCGGAGACGCGACGATGTCCACTGCAATTGTAACCGTTCCGACAGATCCGGTAGCAGAAACACCAGTAACGGCGGCAGCCGCATCGCCGGATACAGTAACCGTTCCGACAGAACCTGTGCCACTGACTCCAGTGACCGAGAAAGTGACGCCCGTGCCCTCGACAATAGTGACGGAGCCGACGGCTCCCGTCGAAGAAACGCCTGTGACAGAGACGTTTGCGTCTCCGGTGACTGAAACCGAACCAACACTACCTGTGCCTGCGACACCAGTGACAGAAACGTTCGCATCTGCTGATACCGTGACCGAACCGACCGAACCCGTGCCAGCAACGCCTGTAACAGAAACGTTCGCATCTGCTGATACCGTGACTGATCCAACGGCACTTGTGCCTGCGACGCCGGTGACTGTGACATTAGCATCTCCAGTAACTGTGACGGTGCCTACAGCGCCCGTAGCAGAAACGCCCGTCACCTCTACGGGTATGGGCTCGCTCCACGCGCCTTGGCCCCAAGTGCCTCTGCCCCAACCCGTTACGTTTGCCACTCTCTATTCCCTACTGATTATGACTCGGATCTTGTTGCTGCCGCAGCCACAACAAATACTCCGCCGGAGTCATTTTAGTTTGCTGGGACTGTTGAGCCACTGCATATTAGGCAATACGAATAATCGCGTTCGACGCATCCGCAGTTGGAAACTGCACGGTAAAATCGCCAGAACTCGACGTCTTATCGCCACCAAAGTCTAACGCACACACTGCGGGGTCACCGCTGGCGCTATCGTTGAAAATCAGGCAACCACGCGCGGTGATAGAGCTACTGCTAAAAGTCAGGTCACTAAAATCTGTAAGTGCTGTAGTGCCAGAAGTGCTCGGATCGACTCGTGTCAGAGACGCACCTTTTGCTGTGTACCCTGTTCCAGATACCTCGTTTGAGGTGGTGTAAGCCGTTGTGCTTGCGCCCAAACTTGCAGAACTGGTGTACAGTGCAAGATTGAAAGTGCTGCCGCCAGTGTTTTTAAAATTGTGGACAGCCTCCAAAAGTTCTTTTTTGAAGCTAGTACACATAGCCGTCGTGATAGCCATTACAGTCTCCTGAGTATTTCTGCCATATCCTGATGGCCTTGTTGCTCCAATAAAGCAATCAAGGTCGTGCGGTCACTTTTAATTGCTTCTTTCATATAAAACAATATCACGCTCGAAACAGCTTCTTTGAAAGCCTCGGCTTGTTGCGCGATCAAGGGGTGGCTTTTACCACCCACACTAACTATACGTTTGGTCGCCTCTTCTGACCAGTAGTCCACAGAATGGCCACCGTTCTGTGTCGTTGCCACCGTGACTTGGCCAATCGAGGATTCTACCGTTTCAAACACTTTTACCTACCTTTTGAAATGTCATAACGGTATTCGTCACGAGCGCCATAACCCTCGCCCAAATCTTTCAGTGCCGCCACCGCTTGGGCAAATCTTTGATCGTATCTGGCAGCCTCTTCCGGCGTTTTGAGGAACGTAGCAGCCTCAACTAAAGCACCGTATAACAACGCATCCGGAGCGTTTTCTGACAGCCACGTCGTGCCAGACCCCGCCCCCGCAGTCAGCGAGGCAGGCCGAAACTTGTAGTGAAGTTCAAAAGTGAAGTTCGTGCTCGGCGTCGGAGCAAGTATAAAGGTGTTGTCATCGAACAACGCGTAATACTTCGGTGTGCCGGTCGTAGCTGGATTGGGCGTATAACTACGAATAAAAGTAACATGCTTGAACAGCAGGTATTCGTATTCACTACTACTTATGACAGCCAAGCTGTAAGGCGCTAAAAAGTCCGTAGGTGTGGCCAAATAAGTGTTATCTGCAGCGGCGGTGCCTGTCACGTTTTTGCGAAACACCGGTAACTCTATGTTTTTTAAGATCCGTTCTTCCGCTTCTTTAATAAATACAGGCAGATTGTTGACGAACGTCGTTTCGCTCGTCTCTTGGTAATCTTGTATCGCTGTCTTTAAGCTATCAAAAGTAAAACTCATGTGATCACCACCGTGACTGTACCAACCTGTGTGGATGCTTTAACGGGCGTAAAAGTCTTTTCGAGAACGTTTGGCACCCCTACTGACACCACCATAGGCTCAACCCGGTCAGGGCGGGCGTTACGCAAGGCTTGAGGATCATCCACCGGGGGTTTTGGGAACAACTGCGGTTGTTTCGGTTCATATTCGTCCGGTCCAACCAAAGAACCGTTCCACTCCCGTTTCATGCGGTTGAGCTTGTAACGGACGCCAGATCGGTCTGAGATCCCGTAAGCGTATTTACCTCGAGCAAAACCTGACATAACTACGTCCTGTAATACTCATAGCCGGGGCTGATTCGCAGAGATGCACGATCTCGGTCTTCGTCCATTGCACGTTGCATTTCTTCTTCGTACACCTGCTTCAAAACCGCCATCATGCCCGGATTGCGTTTCATCGAAATGTAATACGCCAACCCGGCAGTTAAACACGGATAAAACCTAAAAGGGACATCCACCGTGTTGGTATTGGTGTCCGCGTCGTCAATACGGGTCAAACGATCAAACTTGATGATGTCCGTGTTCTTGTCTGGCGTAGGCCACACCCGTAAAACCGGGGTTATTTGCCTATCCAAGAAAAACTGGTTTGGACGTCCTGTTTGGTCTTTATCGGGAATGTTCAAATAACTTGAACGGCTGATACGCTCGATCTGAAAGTCCGTCCCATCTCGTGTAACGACGGAAGAAAGTATGTCGATGGTGCTACGCACATCCGATAAATCGACTGCTGCACTCACCGTAGTGGTGGCCCCGCTAGTACCCCCGGTAATAGTCTCTGCCGCTTGGAACGTGCCCGAAGGAATGGTCAAAGCTAAAGTGGTAGCCGAGGGTTTACTTGTGATCGTGGCTGTGGCCGCACTGGTGCCGCCCGTAATCGTCTCGCCAACGGTCAAACTAGTAGATGCACCGACCGTCATCGTGATCGTACCGCCGGGGTAGTCACGAACGCCGGATGCCAAAGTAATCGACGTTTGCTCAATGGTCCACTGATTCAAGCCTCGATTGGCCCAATCTGCAAATAACAAATTCAACGAACGACGCGCGGTCTTGAGATCGTAACCTGTTCTTACTTCAAGGCCACAACGCTCAAACGCCTCTTCGACGTACTCAGCGACATCTAATTCAAAATCTTTGCTATTGCTCGTTGTCATTGTACAAGTTGTCAAAAATTTGGTTTACGTCAAGCGTGTAATCTAAATCGCTTTTCGAATAATGTATATGCGCAGAAGGCTTGAAATCGGGAGCCCCTTCTCCCGTTTCGAACCATGCCGGGTGGGTGACCCGTACCCGGTTATTAGGCAAAGCAACGATGTTGCCCGTCCAAGAACCGGCGTCTAACAACTGCAAAACATGACTTTGCTTATGCTGCGCAGGATCGTCCGCGATCTCGCTTTCAGTGTAGTCCACCGTAAACAAATACTTCGCGGGATACATTTCTCCGTCGATTTTAGCCAACCAAGGGCACGGCGTAGCCCTATCAAGCACATACACAGAGTGATGGTGCGAGCTACAATCCCAAGGTTGGGCCGCCCAAACCGGCATGGGTTCTGGCCACTCCTCCAACGGGACGTCCCCTACCAAAGCTGTGATCGGCATGCGAGCCCACATAGCGCCCCCATGAACGGTGTCTTCTTCTTCGCCCTCTGCTTCGATCCCTGTAAAGATCAATTGAAAGCTCAAACACCTGCACGGCATGGTTGTCACAGCAATTGCCATAGCGTGCAAAAACTCGCCGTGATACTCCTCGTGATTCTTCGTGTATTCACGACGCACCCAGCACTTAAAGTGCGGGATGTTGGATTGTAGGTATGGCATATCAGATTTTGCCGCCTACCTTGTTA